GCGTCAGAAATCAATGCTTGGTGAAACAGGTCGCAAAGGTCGCCGCACTGGTGCGCGTGGAAGACGCAGCTTAATTACTGGAATGGGCGGTGGTATTGGGTACTACAATAGGTTTGCAAGATGATAACTGATCCCGTAGCGAAGAAATACTTAGAGCGCTATGAACGCGCAAAGTCTAAGCGCGAAAATTTCGTTCCTTTGTTTGAGGAGTGCTATGAGTATTCTCTTCCGCAACGGGAGTCATTTTATCACGAAACTATTGGGCAGCGCAGAGATGATAAGATCTTTGATGAAACTGCCGTTGTGGGTGTGCAAGAGTTTGCATCGCGCTTGCAGTCCGGCCTTGTGCCAAACTTTGCAAGGTGGGCAGATCTTACTGCTGGCTCTGAAGTTCCTAAAGAAGACCGCGAAGACATTAATAATGAACTTGATGAAGTTACAGAATATGTTTTTGAAGTAATTCAAAACTCAAACTTTGCCCAAGAGGTCCATGAGTCATTTATGGATCTGGCAGTCGGGACTGGTGTTTTGGTTTGCGAAGAGGGGGATGCAGTACAACCAGTTTCTTTCTCAGCTATTCCTTTGCCTCATGTCATTCTGGATACTGGCCCCGACGATAAAATTGACCATGTTTATCGTGAGCGCAAAGGTATTCGGTTTGATCAACTGCCTATTTTATACCCCAAGGCGCAGCTGAATCCTCAACTGCAATCAATGATGACCAACAGCGCAGATAAAACAACAACTGTGCTTGAGCTTATCTGTCGTGATTACTCCATTAAGAATGAAGAAGCCTATCTAAGCTATGCATTCTGCATGACAACCAACACAGTTATTTATACAAAAACAATGAAGGGTATAGGATCTAATCCTTTTATTTGCTTTCGATGGTCTAAGTGCGCTGGTGAAGTCTATGGCAGAGGCCCACTTATCAATGCGCTTAGCGCAATTAAAACAACTAACCTAACAGTAGAACTCATCCTTGAGAACGCGCAGATGGCAATATCTGGCGTGTATCAAATGGAGGATGATGGTGTAATTAATCCTGATACAATTAATTTGGTTCCGGGGTCGATCATACCAAAAGCTATGGGTTCTGCGGGGTTGCAGCCTATACAAGCCGCAGGGGATTTTAATGTCGCACAACTTATACTCTCGGACATGCGCCTCAATATCAAACGCGCATTATACAATGATATGCTGGGCAATCCAGATAGGACTCCAGCCTCCGCTACCGAGGTGGCAGAACGCATGGCAGATTTGTCTCGCCGCATTGGTTCTGCGTTTGGAAGGTTACAAGCCGAACTTGTTCAGCCGGTATTGCAAAGGGTTATTTATATACTCAAAAAACAGGGTCGCATTGAGGTTCCAACGGTCAACGGCAGAGAAGTTAAAGTAAAGTCTGTATCTCCACTAGCACAAGCGCAAGCAAACCAAGACATTTCTTCTATTGCTCGCTTCTTAGAGTTAGTTAATGGAACCTTTGGGCCAGAGATGACAATGGTATTAATTAACTCAGAAGAGACTGCCGCGCATCTTGCTAAGAAGTTTGGTGTACCTGACTCCTTGATTCGTGATGAAGAAGAGCGTAAGCAGATAGTTGCAATGATGCAGCAAATGCAACAGCAACAGCAAGAGGTTCCGCTTGAGTAAACAATCTGCATACGTTCCGTTAGATGGAATAATGCGTCCTAAGCAAAAGGATCAACAGATTAGTCAAAACATAGCGCAGATCTTCTCTAGCCCAACGGGTAAAGAAGTACTGCGCTATTTGCGTTCTATTACTATTGAAAGCGTATATGGCCCTAATGTTACTGGCGATGAGTTGCGTCATATGGAAGGTCAGCGTTATTTAGTTGGCTTGATTGAAAGACGAGTAGAACACGCACATAGGATTAAAAAAGATGTCTGAAGAAAGTTTAATTCAAGAAGGCGGTGCGTATGGCACAGCACCAGAAAACTCTGAGCCAGCGCCAGAAAGACCTGAGTGGCTACCAGAAAAGTTTAACACTGGCGAAGATCTAGCAAAATCTTACAGCGAATTATCTTCTAAGCTTGGAGCTAAAGAGGAATCTATTCGTGAGCAGATGATGCAAGAGATTCAAGAAAAGGCTTTTGAAAACAGACCGGCATCTAAGGGTGAGTATATACTGCCTGATATTATTGATGAAGACAGCTCTGTTGATAATGATCTTCTTGATTGGTGGTCTACTCACGCGTTTGAAAGCGGCATGAGCCAAGATGAGTTTCAAGAAGGCATTGAGATGTATGCCAAAGCATTTGGTGATGGGCCAGATCTTGAGGCTGAAGCTGAAAGACTTGGTGATAATGCCAATCAGCGCATTGAAGCTGCGTCTTTGTTTGCTAATCAATTCTTTCCTGCAGATGCATTGCCAGCAATTGAGCGCATGTGTGAAACAGCAGACGGTATTATTGCCCTTGAGGCGATAATGGAAGCGACTAGAGATCCGTCACCAACAACAGACGCGCAGCCATCATCTCAGATAACACAGCAAAGCTTAGAGGAAATGATGAAAGATGAGCGCTATTGGAATGCATCAAAGCGTGATTCTCATTTTGTTAAGCAAGTAGATGAAGGTTTTAAGCGTCTGTATGGATGATGAGGTAAAAATATTAACAAGGGGCGACTATTACATGACGCCCCTTAAATCTTTTCATCGGGAAGAGTTTAAAGAAAATTTATCTGAAGAAAACAAACAAGAGATTGCTTTGTTGGGGTATACAGATCTTGATGAAGTCTTCAATGTTATAAGCAAAAATGCGCAAGCATACGTTGTACGGCGCACTGGCAAGCCACTTATATTTGTTGGGGGTATACTCTATAGCAATGGTGACACTGAGTTTCCTGAAATGTTTGCTTTATTCTCAGATAAGGTTAAGGATAACTTTAAGCTGTTAGCTAGGGGTTCAAAAATGCTGATGAGCTTCTTTGATCAAAGCGAAATGAATATGTCTATGACTGTTTTGGCTAAGAATGAGGCTATGGTTCAGTGGGCAACATGGCTTGGATTTGAAGCTATCGGGGTACAAACATCAAATAATCACGATTATGTTGAATTTGTACGTTGCAATTTTAGTAAAAAAAATGTTTCACATGAAACATCAAGGCCCGTAATGCACTGAGCAGCCCGTTAGGACACCTGCATTGAAGTGATAAGCGGACACCCACGATACCAAATGCAACCTTAAAAAGGACTTCTTGAAATGGCTAATACTATTGACCAAGCCTTCATCAAGCAGTTTGAATCCGATGTGCATATGGCGTATCAGCGTATGGGTTCCAAACTGCGTAATACTGTACGGACTGCCAATGTAACTGGTTCGACTGTACGTTTCCAAAAAATTGGAACCGCTGAAGCAAGCACTAAGTCACGCAACGGCAATGTAACTCCGATGGAATTGGCTCACACTACTGTTGAGGCAACTATGTCAGATTACTATGCAGCAGAATATCTTGATAAACTTGATGAATTGAAGATCAACATCAATGAGCGTCAAGCTGTTGCGCAATCAGCCGCAGCCGCACTTGGTCGCAAAACTGATAGCATTCTGATTACGGCAATGGACGCGGGTGCAAACTCAACTCAAATCCATGATACAAGTTCAGCTGTTGAAAAAGCAGACCTACTGTCTGTATTTGAAACATTTGGATCAGCAGATCTTCCAGAAGATGGACAGCGCTATATTGCTATGCATCCAAAGGGTTATGCTGACTTGTTTGCAATCACAGAGTTTGCTTCTTCTGACTTTGTTGGAGAGCAGAACTTGCCATACGCTGGCGGCATGACAATGAAAGAATTCTTGGGCTTCAAGATCTTTTCAACATCTGCTGTCGCTGCTGGTAAGAGCATGTGTTACCACACAACTGCGATTGGTTTGGGCATCAACTCTGATGTCTCAACTGAGATCAACTATGTTCCTGAGAAAGTTTCTCACCTTGCAACATCTATGATGTCTATGGGTTCTGTTGTTATTGATGACAACGGTATCTATGAACTCTTAGATAACAACACATAAGGGGTCTGAACATGGCTTATAATGCAGCAAATCTGACTCGCCTTGCTGGTGCGTCTAATGGCTCTCTCTGGTTCTACACTTCAGCGGATGCAATCGCTGCGGTAAATACTGCTGGCTACTTTAACGATGCGGCAAACATGCTTTCAGTTCGTGACGTAGTTATTTGTGTAGACACAAACACGCCGACAACACACTTTGTTAATGTGTTATCAAACACTGGCTCAGTTGTTGATGTTTCAGATGGCACTGTCATCGTTGAAACTGACGGCGATTAATAGGGGTGGGGGCATAAGCCCCCATACTTTTACATGGCAGTAACAAGTACTTCAGCAAACTCAGCGGTAGATGTATCAAGCCGCGCTCTTATCTTGATAGGTGCAGAGCCAATTACATCTTTTGATGATGGGAATAATGAAGCGCTTGTTGCTTCCAACATGTATGAAGATGTTGCTAGGTCTTCATTAGTAAACTGTAGGTGGCGCTTTGCGACCAATCAGTCAGTTTTAAATAGATTATCAGATGCACCAACAGGACGTTATGACGCTGCCTATCAGCTTCCGTCCGACTCCTTAATGATTCACGCGGTTACAATTAACGATAGCCCAATTGAATATCAGACCTATGGTAATAAAGTTTTTTGTGACGCTACGTCAAACGAAACATTAATACTTGACTACACATTTAGGGCTGAAGAGGTCGATTGGCCTTCATATTTTGTAATGGCAGTAGAGTATGAGCTTGCTGCTGTGTTTGCTGTAGCACTTGCGCGAGATGCCGGTTTGTCATCCTTAATGGAGCAAAAAGGTCAGATGGCTATGATTAAGGCTAGAAATCTAGACGCTCAGCAACAGACAACAAGAAAGCTTTTGACAACACGTTTTGTTTCGCAAAGGCGTAGCTAATGCAAAAAGTAAGAGTGCCCATAACTAACTTCCAGTTTGGTGAAGTTAGCCCATCGTTGTATTCAAGAACTGATACAGCTGTATATACAGCATCAGCGCAAAGAGTTGAGAACTTTTTCTTACGCGCTGAGGGGGGTGTTATTAAGCGCGCTGGTTTGCAAAACATCTACGCATTTGATACCACCTATGACGCTACAAAGGTACAGCAATCCCGTTTGCTTCCTTTTATTTTTTCTGATGATGAGCGTTACATTATATCTATGGAGCATCAAAAGCTTCGGATTTTTCAAATTAGCCCATCTACTGGTTCTGTTTCTTTAATTCAAACTATTACTCAAGACACAAGCGGAGCAACATTAAAGTTTACTGATACCTACATGCATGAGTTTACTTACGCTCAAGCTGGTGATGTTATGTTTGTTTGTCATCCTACGTTTATGCCGCAACAAATTGTGCGCACTGGATTAACTACGTTTCAAGTAGAAACGTTTGTCTTTGATTTAAAGTCAGACACTACTGAAATTTATCAGCCCTATTATAGCTTTCATCCGCTTGACGTTACATTAAATCCGGCGGCAACAACTGGATCTAATGTTGTGCTTGTAACAAGCAGTTCTTACTTTGACACAACAGGAAGTCAGTCGGGCGGTAACTACCCTAACTCTTTGCATGTTGGAGTTACTTTAAAATATAGAAATTCTGAAATAGAAATAACATCCGTACAGTCTACAACTACAGCTAAAGGCACTATTCAAGATAAGTTAGAAACGCATCTTCAGCCAAATGCTTTTAGGACAACTGAAGGCAATGCTGATGTTGAAGTTACATTTGTTAATCACGGCATGAAGGTAAACGATAGTATTGTTGTTTCTCACGCTGGATCTATTGGTGGCATAGCAAATAATCAACTCAATGGTTCAAGAACTGTAACATCTATTATCGATGATGATAAATTTATTTTTACTGCTGGCTCTAATGCCAATGAGTCTGTAGATGGCGGCGGCACACCTAAGATAGAAACTCATGCGCCTACTGCAATTTGGTCAGAGCAGTCTTACTCTGCCCTTAGAGGATTTCCTTCTGCGGTTACATTTCATCAAAACAGATTAGTTTTTGCTGGAACGCTAGCACAGCCAGATAGCATTTGGTTTAGTAAGTCAGCCTCATACTACAATTTTAATTTGTATGAAGCGCGAGACAATGACTCTATTCACATCACTGCAAGCGTTGGTGAGGTAAACCAAATCCGTCACATTGTTTCTAACCGTGACTTACAAGTATTTACCAGCACATCAGAAATGTATGTTCCAGCTTTCACCAATCAGCCCCTAACGCCGACTAACGCACAGATAAGAAGGCAAACACCGTTTGGCGTAGATTTTGTTCGCCCTCAATCTCTTGATGGTGCAACGCTATTTGTTCAGAAGGGCGGTGCAATTGTAAGAGAGTATTTGTTCTCTGATGCTGAGGCCGCATATACGGCCGTAACAATATCCTCTTTGTCCTCACACCTAATCAAGACACCTGTTGAGATGAACACGCTCTACGGAGCCATAGATCGCTCTGAGAGCTATGTGTTTATTATTAATGCCGATGGCACAATGGCAGTGTTTAATTCTAATAGGGGCGAGCAACGCGCTGGCTGGGCTGAGTTTACAAGCCAAGGTAAATTTCATTCATGCATAACCGTAGATGACAGGGTGTTTGCTAATGTTGTTTTTGATACTGGTGCGGGAACTGAAAAAATTCACCTCTGCGAATTTAACTCTGTCTACAATACAGATTTGTCGGGAACATATAGTGGCACGGCTGGTGTCTTTGATGTGTCTGCCGATTTTGCCAACGGTGCTGTTCTTAATGTTATTAGCGGAAATAACTATGTTGGCGAGTTTACTGTTGCGTCTGGGAATATAGATGTTTCATCAATTGATAATACATTAACAAGCGTTGAGATTGGATATAAATTCAACGTCAACCTTAAAACTAATCCAATAGATGTTCAGTCTGGTAGTGGCCCTGTTACTGGTAGGCCGCGCAGCCTTGGGAGCGTTATTGTTGATTTAAACACTACGTTATCAGCAAGCGTGAATGGAACCAATCTAGTAATTAGGCAAGTA